CAAGTTGCGACTGCTTAGGCTCAAACTCATCTTTACCTACAAGAGATCCATTCCATTCTTTTCGCATATCTTTATATTTATAACGAAAACCTGATCTATCTGATATGGCGTAAGCGTGTTTACCTTGCGCAAATCTTGACATCAGGAACTCCTAAAATATTCATACTGAGGCACTACGTTAAAAGAAGCTCTGTCTCTATCCTCAGTCATTGCTCTTTCAAACTCCTCCTCGTATACGGCCTTTAACATCTGTGTTCTATTTGGAGCCCTTTTCATACTTATGTAATAGGCAAGTCCTGCTGCCAAACATGGAAAGAACCGAAAAGGCATATCCATCGTATTAATAAAGGTATCCGCGTCATCCATGCGCGTTAGTGCATCAAAGATAATAGTGTCTGTGCTGTTTTCTGGAGTAGGCCATATTTTTAATACAGGAGTAATCTGTCTGTCTAAAAAGAATTGATTAGGTCGTCCTGTTGTACTTTTGGTTGGTATGCCCAAATATGTGGATCTGCTTATGCGTTCCATAGCAAAGTCTGTGCTACTACGCCTTACAACAACAGAAAGTATATCAATCACATTCGTATTCAGGTTGTACGTAGATGTACCGGAGGTAAGCGCCTGTGTGGTCTGTGTTATGGTCCACTGATTAAGACCACGGTTGGCCCACTCGGCTAACATAAGATTCAAAGAACGCTTGGCAGATTTAAGATCGTAACCCGTTCTGACCTCTAAACCACAACGTTCAAACGCCTCTTCGATGTACTCTGCAACGTCGAGTTCGAAGTCTGTGCTATCTGATACGGCCATTTACTCATCCTTGTTTGCATACATATTATCAAAAATTTGGTTTACGTCCAACACATAATCTAAATCAGACTTTGAGTAATGTATATGCTGCGATGGTTTAAAGTCCGGCGGACCCTCCCCCGTCTCAAACCATGCGGGATGAGTAACACGAACACGGTTGTTTGGCAAGGCTACAATATTACCGGTGTAGTCGCCGGCATCTAATAAGGTAAGAACATGACTTTGTTTATGCTGTGCAGGGTCATCCGCTATCTCGCTGTCTGTATAATCTACAGTAAAATGATATTTAGCAGGATAAAACTCCCCTCCTATCTTTGCCATCCACGGACAAGGAGTTGCTCTATCTAACGTATAAACAGCATGATGGTGCGAGGCACAGTCCCAAGGCTGTGCTAAATATGTCTCCATAGGGTCGGGCCAACCTTCAAAATCAAAATCGCCAACAAGCGCTGTAATAGGCATACGAGCCCACATAGCACCACCGTGCACATTAGGCTCATCGTCATCATTCTCACACCCAGTAAATATTACTTGAAAAGACAAACACCTATTCGGCATTGTCGTGACGGCAATAGCCATCTCGTGCAAAAACTCCCCATGATATTTTTCATGGTTGTGTGTATATTCTCGACGCACCCAACATTTAAAATGCGGGATGTTACTCTGTAAATACGGCAAATTTAGGCCTTTTTAGTATCCTTAACTAATTTCATTCCTTTTTTCTTCGCTTCGGCCCGTAGTTGTGCAATCGTCATAGTTTTAGCAGCACCACCATTTTTCATCATTTTAATGTTGCCACCTTTTTTCATCATACGTGGTTTTACATTTCCGCCCTTCTTCATCATTCTTGGCTTTACGTTACCACCCTTTTTCATCATACGAAGCTTTACACCTCCGCCTCTTTTCATTGCATATGTTTTCTTTTTTCTCATAAGTTTCTCCTAAGTATACAAAGTTTTCTTACGCCTGTCAGACATGACTGCCCCACAGCCTCGTGCAATAAAACGTTTACCTTTTAAATTTACTTCATTTCCTTCAACTTTACCACCCTTATCGTATCCTAAAGGCAGCCCTTGAGACTTTTTTCCTGTCACAGTAAAAGTGTCTCTAACTCTCCTGCTTACATCTTTAAGGGGTATTGTTCTATCTAAAAACTGTGAATAACTTATTTTTTTAGAGGTAAAATCATCAATAGCTTTGATGTATTTTCTTTCATCTCCAGTGTATGCTTGTCCCGCTCCCATTATCTCACAAAACCTCCATTACCCAAACGAACTACGGCCTGTTTTGTATTCTTAACTACTGTCTTGCCTTTTGCCCCTGCTTTCTTCTTTTTCTTGGCAGTAGCCGCACGCTCCTTCTTACTTAAAGATTGTGCTTTGCTACGAGGCAAACATCTGTCTGGATTCTTTTTATCTTTAGACGTACCACATTTCCCTTTGATACTTCCGTCCGTACCAATACGAACCCAGTCTTGTTTAAGCCATTTTTTAAGTTCGCCCATTAGCGACCCTTTCTTTTTCCGCCTTTTGATTTCTTAGCATAATTTGGATCTTTGCAATATTTACTTGCGGCTAAATTTGCATAAGCGCTTGGGTATGTATCAAAAGTGCGCTTTGCCCATGCTTTACCTTCGGGACAAATCTTACCGCCCTTTTTCATTTTGACAACACCACCCTTGGCCATCTTTACCACAGGACAAGCTCCACGCCCTAGATTTACCTTACTTCTTGATTGCGGCCTGTTCATACTTTGCACTCCTTTTAATAAAGTCTTCCCATAAAGGTTTTAACATTGCGTTGTTTTGTTCAATCTTGACAGACATCACAGCTATTTCCTTATCTACATTAATAAGGGTCACAGTCATCCATGTGATTGCGCCTAGAGACATTGTGGTAATACCACCAACAAAAGCTTGTTTAATTAACACCGCCATCTTCTCCTTGCCTGTCTTAAACGACTATTTGGATTTTTAGCCGCTTTTGGAAACTTCTTCATCTGTCCGGCGCTTCGTGCACAAAATGACTTACGCCTTGCTTTATCTTTAGCTGTCAGGTTCTTCTTCTTTGTAACAGCCGTTTTTAACTTACTTCCCGGATTGTCGCGTCTGAATTTAGCAACCCCGGCTTTAGTCATTCCCGCCCCAGATTTAGTGGAGCGGAAATACTTTTTGGTTTTAGGCGGTTGCTTGTCTCGCCTAGTTTTAGTCATAATTCTTACGCATCATCAAGATGACGGTATACGTATCTGCACTAGAGTGTCCAACTGTTGTAAAATCAATGTCTCCAGTCACGCCGGACCCCGCATTGTTTTTAAGACCACCAAACTCACTGTAGTCGTGATGACCACTTTGGTTTTCGCCTAGCTCTATGATAAAAGCATCCGATGAAGCATCAAAAAACATCCTAACCTTCATGCCAATACACTGCCACCATATCTTATCTATAGTGACATTTGTGCAGGTTTGACCATGCCCGTTAGTGTTTAAGGCGCTAACATCGACCTTTTTTACCGCAGATTCACCGGTTCCATCTGAAATATTCGTAAACTTCATCACAAGGGTTTTGTCGTTATCGACAAGCGTTTGTGAGGTTACTGCATCAGCCATGTTACCCTCCTAGAATACTGAGTATTCTAATTCTACTGTAAATCTTCCCGCAGTTGCATCTGCATTAAGTGTTGTTGTAGCGGCTGCGTACAGATGTTTACTTGCAATCGGTGCCGTAACATTTGGTTCAAACACGTGAAAATTACCGGCAGAATTATTGAAGTTTATATCAACCTCTGTAACAGATAGAGCTGCTGATAGTGTGGGAGAAAAAGCAGCCACACCTGCACCAACAATTTCTGTGCCAGAAGATACCGCTGCGTTAGTAGCTGTGCCAGAGGTAGCACTCAATTGAAGTGATCCAACAAGTGTTTGACCTGCGGCAGTAGTAATACCCACAACAGCCTTATGTATAAAAAACTTAGTGGCTGTTACAAGATCGTCAGGATGGTCTGTGTTAAGAGTTCCTAATTCAACTAGAACATCACCGTCACCATACGCTGAACTTGTATCTGTTGCGGCTAGAGTACCTACAAATGTTTGTATTTTTCTGGTCCCTAAAGAAATAAGCTGTCCAGTTGAATTTATAGAAAAACCTGTTTCTGTAAAAGCACCCGTAGCACTTGCTTTATTTACTGCTTTGAAACCTCCGGTCGCACGTACTGGACCGGAAAAAGTTGAGTTGCCCATGTTTATCTCCTTGTCTTGGCAATGTCAGTCACACCATGTGACTGTCAAGGTAGTTTAATTATACACAAAAAAAAGAGGGCGACAAGAGCCGCCCTCGATTATTTAGGTTTTGAAGGAAATATTATGCGCCCGGCGTACCGAACACACAACGCCAATCTGAAACACCAAAGCTATAACGTTCTCTAGCTTTGAATCTCATATTACCAGTGTCAAAGTCACCTTCCATGGCTGTCTTAATCGGTGCACGATTAAAATATTTAAAGCCATTCGGTGCATCTGTCTTAATGAAAAACGCATCCGTATCCGTCAAGAAATGGTTTACTACAGCGCCTTGCGGTAGCATACCCATGTTATTGATGGC